TGGACACCGTTTGATGATAATGTTGATTTAAATGTACACAAGTTGTTAAAACTTGAAACAATAAAAATGGAGAGTAATAATGTTCTTACGGATAATCACTATGGTGAGAATGCACATAAAATTCTCAGCAATATATTTTTTGAATTACTAAAAGACAAATTAATATGAAAAATATAACAACCAGACTTTCTATTGCAATAATTGTAATAATGACTTTATTAATTATTACATTGAATAAATCGGACGATGCACCCATAAAATCTAATTTGGTTTGTAAAGAGGATTCATTAAGAAATGAAATAATTAATTTGCAAGGACAATTAGAACAACTAGAGGATGGTTTTGATAAAAAAGAACGGAGATATGAAGATGTACTTTTCGAATATGAATATGGATTGAATAGAATTAAAGAAACCCATCCATCGGCATATAAAGAATTTCATAGAATTATTTCATATAAAGAAAGATACACCAATCAGGATAAAATTGAAAATGAAAAAAGATTAAACATTTATGAACACGCTAGATAGTAAGTATCAAGAATTATTACAGGACATTTTAGATAACGGAGTTGTTAAAACCGACAGAACGGGTACTGGTACAATATCAGTATTTGGTCGTCAAATAAGACATAGAATGTCACAAGGATTTCCATTGTTAACAACCAAGAAGATGGCGTGGAAGACAATGGTAACTGAGTTGATTTGGTTCTTAAGTGGGAGTACTAATATCAAGTACTTGGTAATGAACGGATGTAATATTTGGAATGGTGATGCGTATAAAAGATATGAGAGAGTTTGGAATTGGGATTTGGATGAACCATTACCTATGGAACAATTTATTGAACGAATTAAAACTGATGATGAGTTTGCAAAAATATGGGGTGAGTTAGGACCAATTTACGGTAAACAATGGAGAGATTGGAATGGTTTTGACCAAATTCAAAACTTAATTGATGAACTAAAAACAAATCCTGATAGTAGACGATTGATGGTGTCCGCTTGGAATGTGGGTGAGTTGGGCCATATGGTACTTCCTCCTTGTCATTACGGTTTCCAAGTTTACACAAGAGAATTAACCGGAGAAGAGAGATGGGATTTGTTAAAGAAGAAAGTCGGCGAAGATAAATTTCAATTGATGGTTGATGATATTGTTCCATTCGGTGGTGGATTGAGTGAGGAGTTACAAGTGTATAATATACCTAAAAGGGCAATATCATTAATGTGGAACCAACGTTCGGTAGACACATTCTTAGGATTACCATTCAACATTGCATCGTATGGTTTATTGTTAATAATGATAGCCGACGAAATGAATATGATACCTGAAGAATTGATTGGAAATTTAGGAGACGTACACTTATATAAAAATCATATAGAACAAGCTAAAGAACAAATAAAGAGAGAACCATTTGATTTACCAACTGTTCACGTTAGAGATGGTATATATTCATTTGGTGGGCAAGATGTGATATTGGAAAACTATCAATCACATCCACCAATAAAGGCACCACTAAGTAATTAAAATATGAATAAAAAATTAAAAGAAATAATATGGTTAATAATTCTTTTAACCTTATTAACAATATCAGCGTTTAGTCAGAATCAATTTTCTGATTATGTTAAACATATTGAAACACAAGAAGCACCTAAGTTAGATAAATTCATTAACGAGTGGATTGGTGTTCCATATAAATTAGGTGGTAAAACGAAGAAGGGTATTGACTGCTCCCAATTCACCAAAAGATTATACCGTGATGTCTATGGATTAGAATTAAAAGATGTTGCATATAAACAATGGTCACAAACTAATAGAATACCCAAGACTAATTTAATTATTGGTGATATCGTATTCTTTAATAGTCGAATTAGTCCAAGTGGATGGCATTGTGGAATTTACATTGGTAATGATAAATTTGTCCACGCAGCAAATAAAGCTGAGGGTGTTAAGATTAGTAGTTTAAGTGAACCAAAATATAAAAAATCATATAAAGGAGCGGGTAGATTATGATAACAAGAGAAAAAATATCGGAAATAAATCCTGACGCAATTCTATGGGACGAGTTAGACTTGGCCATTATCGGTTTTACACAGGAAGGTAGGGCAGTCTATGATATTAATAAACTGATATCCGAAACTCAAAGGATAAATGAGTTTACGTACGAAGATGCTTACGAATGGGTTGAATTCAACATACTAAACGCGTATGTTGGTGAATACACACCAATTCACATATATCCAATATACGAAGAAGATTAACGTCCTTGACCTTTGTATCTCTTTGGTTTTTGGTCTTTTGGACCATAAGATTTACGTGCTTTACCCGTACTTTTCTTACCAAATGATACCTTCATTGATGTAGAACTTCCTTTAGACTTTGCCATATATATATAAAAGTTTTTAAATAAATAGTGATATTCCAGTTTTTTTTCCTATATTTGAATTCTACTAATAAAACATTCATATGAGAAAAGAAATTCTTGTTCAGAGGTACTCCTTCTCCGAAATTCACCCATACAGGGATTATTCTAAATTATCCGAAAAACCTAAAAACAATGCATTTAATACCTTCAAAGTAGAAGATTGGGATTTCGACAAGGAATCTACGGAGAATATATTCAAACGTTCATACGGTTGGTACACACTTGAACTTGAGAATAGGGTGGAAATGAGAAAAAAGAATACTAAGTTTTTTTATTCTCCCGAACCTACTGGTGTTAATGTACGGTTAAATGGATACTTCAAAAAAGATGGTGCATATTACACGAAAAATGATAGACAAATAAAACGGCACTTCGGTAGAGCATTTAGTTCTATTGAAACATATTATTACGAAAGGTCAATAGTACAAAACGGAGATAAAATAACAATTAAATTGTATTCTCAAACAAAGAAACGATTTGTAAATTGTAAGTACTTTAAAAAAGCAACGACCATCAATGGAATTTGTTTAAACTTAAAGACAGGTGATATCACAACATTTGAGAAGGCTTACAATTCAAACACAATGAAAGCCAGAAAGAATACTTTTGGTAATTTGTGGATGTCATTAGATTCTTTATTAACTCATTTTGGTAGTAGGGTAGACAAGTTTATCACCAATAACGATTTTAAAAGTTCAATAAAGATACAAGAAGAACTATCTGAAGAATTTAGTGATAAGGTTTTTTTTGAAACATTATATCATTTCTTTAATACCTTTCAAAACCATAAAACAATAGAACCAAATTATGGTGTGAAAAAAGATTCTAACCAATGGATATATAACAATTTAATCGACTTGTTCGTGATGATTAAAGGTATCAAAACACCTGATAACTACAGAAATTTAATTACGTTTTGTTACCCAACAAAACCCTTTCTTAAAAAGAACGATAATAAATTAGTTGCTGCAATATTAGATAGATTAGGAATTAAATCTAAACAAACAATTAAACTTCTACATAAAAATCCTGATATTGATATTATAAGTCTATTCAGATTAAAAAGATATTTCGGTGAGGAAATGTTCAAGTACCTATCAAATATTAATGTTGATATTTTTTGTAAAGATATGTCTGATAAGACTATTTCACCTTACACTAATAATTTCTACAAAGAAAAGGTCACATACGATAACACGTTTTATTTAAATGATACCGAGAAATATAATCTAATTAAATTATTTAATGAGTACGCAACGGTAAATGAAAACAATCATAGAATGGATACCGTTTTAAACAGTCAATTAAATCAGATTGATGACCATTTTTTAATGATTAAAAAGTTGAGGGATTATTATCCTGATATGATGTTGAGAGCTAAGAATTGGCAAGAGTTTCATAATGAACACTTAGAGTTGTCACGTCTCGATAGATTGATAAAAAAGGGTAGTGTTATTGAGTACGTGTTTGATGAGAAACTAATCTCAATGATTGAAGAACCAATTAAAGTTTGGGAATTAGATGGTATCTACCCAAGTATGGAAAAATATAGAATGTACTATCCTGTATTATTGAAACAGGAAATGGAATATTCTGAGGAGGGTTCACATATGCATCATTGTGTTGCGTCATATTCAAATAAAGAAATATCTATAATTGTATCATTAAGAGCCGACAGTGTAATTGGTAGTGAAAGAGTTACTAATGAGTTCGATGTTAGAGATAAGACTTGTACACAATCAAGATATTTCTGTAATCAAGCACCACCAGAACACTTTGAGGACGCATTGGATGCACTAAAAAGAAGAATAGGGAAATATAAGTATCCAATCAAATCAATCGAAAAAAGAGTTATCCCATTAACTATCAATGGTATAGATGTTACAAAGACAACACTTCCTACTGATGATGTGTTAGGATTATTTTAACTACACAATGTAAATGTTATTGTCTACATTTTATGTAGATGATAACACACGAACATTATTTTCAAGAAAAGGTAGAGAGAAATAAACAATCAAGTTCAACTTGTGAATTAAGACTCGGTTCTGATGATACCACATTAGTTTACTATGCGGACTTCTACATTAACTACACCAGACTCGGTGATGGTAATAAATTAAGGTTTTGTCACGAATTAATAATCAATAAGGTAACAGGTGATATACAGGTAACTTATAGATTACAAAATGACCGTATAAAGAATGGTGAAGCTGTTAAATCAGTTTTAACAGTAAAAAAGAACAACTTCGATAAGTTGTGTGATTTAGTTGATAGGGGATTTTACTATGGTGAGAAAAGATTAAACTATTGGGGAGTCAAGTACAAAAGAATTACTGAGACCATCTTTACTCATATTAAAAATGAATTACTATTAAATGTAGATGATGAATTCATTAAGAACAAAACTTACGATGAGAAAACCAAAATCAATCCTTTATTTGATTTGATTGTTGATTTTCATTTACACAAAAAGGGAATTAAATTTCACGATAATGTTTATCTAAACATTATGGATGAGTACCCAAAAAAGAAATATCTTAAATTAAACGACAACAAGTTTTTACCGGCAGTATTAGATTCATACGGCATTAAATCAAAGTACTTGGTGGGTGCGTTATCCTCAAACAAATATGGTAAAGTTAATATCAAATGTCTAAGTTTTCTTTGTAAATTGTTTGGTGACAACTATATTGAATACATCAAACGATTTGATTGGTGGTCAGTATGTAATGTTCAAAATACACCAAGAAAAACATTCGTATGTAAGAATGATGCGGAGAAAGAAGCATTAACAAAGGTGCTGGAGAAGTGGATGGTAGATGACGATAGAATAGAGAGTCCATTCAGTGTTATTCAAGATTTGTTTACCCTTAGACATTACTTAGAAGAAAGAGGATATGATTTAAAAATCAAATTGAGGAGACCCGATGATATTGATTACTTGATAAGTGAATGGTCCTTACTTAAAAAACATTTATCCCTCGGTTATAAATTAAAGTACAACATACCAGATGATGTTGTTAATGCAATCGAAGAACCAATTGTTCTTGGTGATAATGTTTATATACCAAAAGTAATTTTATCTGAAGATGATTTTATTCTCGAAGGAACGTTGATGAAGAACTGTATGTCCAAACAATTTTTTCACGGAGCATTATACATTTATGTTGCGTTATCGTATGGTAGAAAAAGAATTAATTTACAATATCGAAGAGGTTCATTCGTACAAGCATATGGAAAGGCAAATACACCAGTAAACAAAGAAATATTCGAAAATGCTATGGAAATTTTATGTGAACGTTTGAAAGAATATCCATATTTGGTGTGGAAAAAAGAAAAATACGAAATCATAACTAATTGATTTACAGTTAATTATACAATATCTTTTAAAAGATTTCAAAAAAATTTTCAATTTTATTTTTTTATTGTTAGATTTGTTTAACTAAACTATAACACAATGAAATACCTATCTGTCTGTAGTGGAATCGAAGCGGCAACTGTAGCTTGGTCACCACTTGGTTGGGAATGTAAAGGTGTATGTGACTTTGCAAAGTTCCCACAACAAGTTCTATCACATCACTACCCAAACACACCCTTATTTACTGACATCACTAAACTCAACACAAATGAAACGTACAAAAAAACAAAATTCGACTTATTGGTCGGAGGAACGCCTTGTCAATCTTTTTCCGATGCAGGACTCAACAAAGGAATGGATGATATCCGTGGTCAAATCGCCCTTAGCTATGGACAAATTCTTAAAGAAAAACGACCTAAGTGGTTCATTTGGGAAAATGTCGAAGGCGTTTTTAAAAGTCAACACAAAAAAGCCTTATGTCAAATCATCTCCTCTTTCACAGGAGTTGACTTCAGACCTGAACACATCGAAAAACAAGGGGTTGTCCAAGGGGAAAATTACTCAATCGCTTATAGGGTTTTCGACTCGCAATACTTCGGAGTTCCCCAACGACGCAAAAGAATCTATATTGTCGGATATCGTGGAAAAGACTGGAGAGTCCCATTCTCAGTATTATTTGAAGAAGGATGTTTTGAAAGCGTTGAAGAAAAGAATAAACTCAAGAGGGATGAGTACACCAAAAATATTCTCGGACAAATTAAACTCGCTGGTACGGTAACAAAATCCTACGCAAGAACATTGGTTGATGGGTTTGGTAAAGTATCCACCTCAAACTATTGGGTAGATAATAATGGTATCAGAACATTTACTGAAAGAGAACTAGAAAGATTACAAGGGTTTCCTGATGGTTATTTAGATTTTGAAATCAACGGGAAAAAACCAAGTTATTCTAATGTAAAAGGTGCTGTGGGTAATTCAATGACAGTTAATGTTATGTATTGGATTGGTCAAAGAATAAATTTTATTCACAATTATTTGGAATCTTCAAAATAATTTAATATATTTTTATTATGAAAGCACTTACTTACGACCAAAGAACTCTTAACAAAGTATATGCAGAGTTAAGAAACAAAAAAGAAGACCTTAAAAGACAAGCTTCAGGTTTTCGTAAAGAATCTTTAAGATATCTTAAACTTGGAGATAACGAAAACTTCCAACTATCAAGTGAAGTTTCACTTGGTCTCGGAATGGCAGTCAATGAGGTTGATGAGATAATTTATACATTGAAGAAAAGTTTTAAAAAGAAAACAAATGCAACCAAAAGAATCAAAAAGTAATTCACATTTTTGGATTAGTTTAGTCAAGAGTGTGTTAAGACTGACAGCTTGTTGGTTTTTATTTAACGAACAATTTGGCAACACTGCAATACTATTAGGGTTAGCGGAGTTATTAGGGATTGTTGAAGAATTGTAAAAACAAATAGTATGATAGAATTTATTAAAAATAATCAAAAGAACATCACTATGGGTGGTGCAATTGCTTTATTGGTTATCTGCTTCTTCCAACAAAAAGAGTTAGCAAAATTAAGAGCTGAAAAAAATGTTAACATTGTTAAAGAGGTTGAATTAAAGAAAGCAGACTCATTAAAAACCATTCTAATAGAAGGAAAAAAATAATATTATGCCAGAATTTAGTACAGAAATTGACATCAACCCAAGTGAGTTTATCGACGCTTGTAGTAAAAGTGAAAGAGATAGACTAATTGAGATATTAGAAGAAGATGGATACATCCAATCCTCTACAGAAACCACAGGTAAGAACAATGGTGTTCGTAGACCAAATGTTAACGACCAAAGATTTTGGGATAGTCTTAATAAGTTAGCTAAGTGTAGAGATTTACTTTCAATTGAAGAAGAAAACTTCATCAATAACTTGGGAGATAAATTCAAACATTTACGTTAATGTTATCAATTGAAAAGAAAAGACTTCTTATCAATTTAAACGAAGAAACACTTTTTAATCTTCTTAAAACTAAGTTGATTCCTGATTTGGAAAAGACTGACCAGTATAATCCGACGGATGCGTTTAGTACTTGTAGAAAAAAAGTCTATGAGTTGAAATGTAGACGAGCGGATTATTCTGATTTATTGATAGAAAAAATAAAATGGGATTCTCTTATTCAAAAAGGGTCCGTATATTATATCAATTCAACACCTCAAGGTATTTTTTCATTTAATCTAAAAAAGATTAAAGAACCTGAATGGGTTGTTGGTATGATGCCAAAAACAACTGAGTTTGAGAATACAAATAAGATACCAAAAGTCGTGGGGTATCTTGACATATATAAGGATGGTAACGACATCACAAATTTACTTATATAATGAAAATTAAACATCCTTTACTCAAAGGGAAAGTTAAAGAAATAAAACCAAGAATTTATTGTGTATTGATTGATGACGACTATGACAGAGCAATGTTATTTTGCCGTTATCAAGAATTTTATGAATCTCCTTACAAAGAATTTAGAGGTAAAAAATTCAGTTGGATGGAGTATATGAGATTCTATAAAAGTGCTTGGAAGAAGAGGGTGTTCACATATCCCGAAGATTGGTCTGGTTATAATATTCCAAGTAATGTAGTTGAAAAGGGAGTTGATACTTTTTATAAAGAAACTGAGTACGACCACATTATGAATGACATTTATTTCTATTGTTCAAATGATTCAATGGAAAAGAATAGTGGAACAAGATGTGATTGGTATTTGATTGGTGCTAGTAGTAAAGACCTAAAAACTTTAGACCACGAAATCGCACACGGATTATACCACACCAACAAAGAGTATAAGAAATCGGTCAATAAACTTATTAATAACATAAAACCATCTCACTACGAAAAGTTAAAAAAGAAATTAACGAAGATGGGATATGTGGATGATAAGAAGATTATTGATGATGAGATTAATGCGTTTATGTCAACCGGTTTATACAACGGATTAGACACCAAAGAATTAAAAAAGTACGAAAAAGAATTTATTAGAAATTTTAAAAAATTCTTATAAAAATACAAATTTCGTTATATATATGTAATGTAAAAAGACATATATGATTGAAAAGTTTGAACCCTACCACCAACATCTTTTAATGAAGATTTGGATTAAGAATCCCCCTAAAGAGGTAGAAGTTTTAAATAAATGGTTTATTGACTTAGTTCACAAAGTTAAGATGGAAGTTGTTGGAGGACCCACAAGTGTTTATGTGGACTTTCCTGGTAATGAAGGTTTAACAGGTACTGTAACTTTAGCAACATCACACTCATCGATACATATTTGGGACCATCACCAACCTGCAATGGCTCAATTTGACATTTACAGTTGTAAATGTTTCACATTACAAGACGTTATGGAGCAGTTTGAACCTTGGGGAATTGTCGAGGTGGAGTGGGTTATGATTGATAGAAATAACTCTCCCACCATTACATCTGAAGGTAAATGGGTACCCCAACCAGAATATATTGACTAGATATCCTAAAATAATTTGGAATATACAAGAAATTCACGTAATTTCGTGGTTGTTAAAAGATATATTTTGGTGCCTAAAATTTACGTGGATGGCAACCTTTATGGTTATCCCAACGTCAATCATCACAATTTATATTTTTATAAAGGAAAAGAATGGTAGGGAAAGTAATCTAACATTGATGTCTTGGGTTTTTATGAACATCTTTTGGATGTTACACGAGTTACATAATTTACCATTTTGGCCCGTACAAATTTTTATGTTGTTGGGAATTTTTAGTACATTTAGATTAATGTTTAAAGGAAGGAAAAATGAAGGTAATATTTCTTGACCACGATGGTGTGATATGTTTATCAACTGAGTGGGGAGGTAGAGTTAAAAAACAACAAAAGGCAAAACGCAAGTTGAGTCAGTCTGTCCAATCTTTACCGGTCGATGCGAGATTTGATAATTTTAATAAGAAAGCTATCGGTGTGTTAAATGAAATATTGGAAGAAACCGATGCTGAAATTGTCGTTTCGTCTGATTGGAAAAAGTGGGCAAATGTTGAGGAGATGGGAGAATATTATGAATCACAAGGAATCATAAAGAAACCGATAGGATTCACCAAGAGTGTATCCGATTGTACTTGTTATAACGAACACACATTCGTGTGGTCACCGAGACAGATGTTAGAACAAGAACGCTCAATTGAAATTACTCAGTATCTACACGACCATCCTGAGATTACTCATTGGGTTGCCGTTGATGATTTGAATATGGGAATCCCCCAAGTTCACGAATCGTGGGGTGATATGGAAATGGATTGGGGATTAACCAATTTTGTTCTAACAACTAGAAGAACTGAGGGGATAAAACAATCAGGAATTAAAGAGAAAATTTTAAACTACTTAACAGAAAACAAATGATGGAAAGTTATTTAATTGGAATTGGTTGCAGTTTTGGATTGGCGGCAATCATCGCATTTTTTTGGGTGAGAGGTATTGATTATATGCAAAAGAATCACCCCGATTATAAAGGGGAAGATTTCTTAGATTGGAATATCGGGAAACCTGAAAAACCTAAACAACAACATAAGAGAAATATGGATTCTCATTATGGGTATTAATTGTAATGTTTGCATATTTATATTATTATGAAAAGAACATTACTTGAGGAGATTACAAGAATACATACATTAACTTACGGAGTACTATCGGAAGATTTATTGGGTAAGGTAATGGAAGTAGCTTCAACTACAGGTACAACTCAAAACAACGCTGACCCAAAGAAAGCAGACACTGTGAAGGATGACCTGGCTAACTTCTATGAAACATTAGAGAAGGCGGCAGCCGGTGAAGGAATTACTCAACAAGAAAAAGGTTCAATATCATTTAAAAATGAAGTTGAATCGATGCAAATCGGTTTAAAATTATTAGGATACGAATTACCAAATTATGGTATTGATGGTTTATTTGGTCCTGAAACTGCGGCTGCAGTTCAAAAGTTTACAAATGATTATGTAACATCAGGTAGCACCAATACACAATCAGGTAAAACAGTAAACGAAGCAGTAAACTTAACAAGTGCGGGTGGTGGTTCATTGATTGGTTATCCCGGTCAAGGTACTCACAGTGCTGAAGGATGGCCAAGTCATAACGCTTGGGACGTTGCGGCACCTGCAGGTACTGACGTTTATTCTATTTCAAATGGAACGGTTACGGGATTCGTTAAAGGTAGTGGTGGACTTAAAAAGGTAGGTGTTAAAAAAATATATGGTGACCAAGTAAAAGTACAAAGTTCTGACGGTAAACCAGATGTTTTCTACACACACATTGAAAGTAATGTAAAAAAAGGAGACCAAGTAAAAGAGGGTGATGTTATTGGTAAGATTATGACATTGCCAGGTATGGCTTCTCACGTTCACGTAGGTCTATCAAGTGGTAACTTAGCAGACTATGTAAATGGATTAACAAAGGCAACCGGAGGCTCAACAGCGGCGGGTGGTAGAAGTTCGTTGAATATGGTTAAAGCTTCGAGGGAGATGTTACTTAAAATGATTGAACTTCTTAAACTTAAAAATATTACAAAAGAAGATATTGCAAAATTAAGTAATGCATCTATGAAAGGACTGAAAGGTGCGGTTGACTTAAAAGGTGTTGCTGCAACTGATTTTGAAAAAATGGCTAACATCGTAATTGATAATTTGGAGGGTGGTTATTACCATCCTGATATGTTAGCTGACGGTAGAATCAAAGATTCAAGATACGGTGCATCGGGTGAGACTATGATGGGTATGGATAGAAAAACGGGTGGTTGGGAAACACAAGGTCCTGACGCTAGAGAGTTTTGGAGACTAATTGATGAAGCGGGCGCAAGAACTAATTGGAAATATGGATATATGGGTGGTCCTTTAGAATCAAAACTTAGAGAGTTGGTTCCTAAAATGATGAAACCATTATTCCAAAGATATATGGGAAGTTATATGTCTGAACCTGCAAGAGCAATTGTTATGAGTGACCCAGGACTTACGTTTAATTTCGTATACGCTGTTTGGAATGGACCAGGTTGGTTCCAAAGATTTGCAAGAGTTATGAATGAAAAAGTGGCTTCAGGAATTACCGACCCTAAAGAACTTTTAAATATTGCAGTTGAAACAAGAAAGAATTGGAGTTCTTCCAATAAGGCTTCTAACAGTCTAATTGCCCAAGGAGGTAGAAAGATTGAGAAGATTGTTAGCAGTATGGCTTAATTATTTCTTAAAATTTTTCAATATCGTTTTGGATTTATCAAATATATTCTTATATTTGACTTATGAACAACTTCGATTTAAGACATATAGGACAAGGTGACCACATTGGTGTGACCACGTCAAAACCTGTCGAATTAAGAAACGCATTACTTTTGACAGACGATACTGAAGACATAACGTTGGATGTTAAAATAACCGCTGATTTTAGTACCATACCTGAAAAGTACCACGAGGTTTTTTTAAATATGATGACCTCAAAATACTATGGTAAGGTGTCATTCGGTGATAACCCATTCTCACAATGTTTACCACCAAAAGAAAAGAAATGGTGGCAATTTTGGAAAATCAAATAACTATGAAAATAGAAACTAAATTAAAAGGTGTTATTGTATTATTAACGTTAACCTTATTGTGGGTGACAGTTATGTGGAACAATAACATATCAACTATCGAAGACCAAAAATCCACAATAAATGAGCTCGGTATGAAAAATGATAGTCTACACGACGAACTATTCATTATGTCTATTGAAGTGGGTAGACACGAACTCACTCGAGATTTTTTCTTTGATAAACACAAAGACCTTCAACTCGAATACGAGAATTATCTTAATCACGAAACCGAATAACTATGTTTTTCTACATTGGAATTGGTATGATAGTAGTGGGTCTATGGACGGCTTTTGAAATCTACAGAGCCCCTATGATGGATGAAAAAACCGGAAGAATCATAAAACCAGGTAAAAAACTATCAGACCTATTCAAGAAAAAGAAATAAAGTTCCTATAGCTTTACTAATATAAAGAATTAAAGTACGTTTTGGTATATTTATAGAATAAAACCAAAACATAATGGAATTTTTAACTAAAGAATTTATATCTAGACTTATACTTGAAGAGGTTCAAGGGTATGAGTTATCGGAAATGGCTCTCAATGCTATGTGGGCACCCTCTGAATTACCTCAACAAATGACATTTAATGTGGATTCTATAAGAGGAATTCCTGTAAATGCTATTGATTCAAAGACAGGTGAGCAATTAGAACCAGGCGTCATTAAGTCTCATACGGTGAGAACCGGTCCATTAGAACACAGATTAGTACCATTCCTTAATTTGGAAAATGGAAAACGAGAAACAAGATATGTTGAGATTGATGGAAATGATAATGTAATCAATACATTTAAATTCCCACCAAGGACACCAAAGTATGGTACAAGTTACGAAGGTCCTGTTGACACAGAGGTAAAGGTGGATAGAAGAATTGATAAATTGGCCGCTAGACAAAAGAAATTTGGTTGGAATAAAGAAGATGAGGAACAAAGAGCCAAAGTAAGAGAAAGACTTGGATTAAGTAAAAATGATTCTATGGCTAAAAGAACACTTGTTAATCCATTAATTAATGCGTTCTTTAATCAAAAAAGTATAATAACACATTTAGATAAATGTGGAATTCCTGAATTAAAAGGGGAATCAACTTTTACCGAACCAACATCAAACATTAATATTTTATCTCCATACAGAGAAAAAGAATCTAAGTTTTGTGGACCCGAAATATATTTCAACTACCATACTGTTAGAGATGATAACGATATTCAAGACGCAATTGAAAAAATTCTTGATTTTAGAATGTCATTAGAGACTGGTGCAAAACCAAAAGGTAAAAGACCCGACCCAAGTAAAATGGTGAGAAATTATGCTGGTCAAGTTTATTCAGGTGGAAAGTGGGACCCACAACAAAGAGCATATGATAAATCACAATTTGAATTAACCCCAATTTTAAAATTATATAAACAAGCGGTTCAAAAAGGTGAAAAAGCTTTTAATGTTATTTCTGACTTAACTGTTATCGGAAACGTTACAGGTGATGTTTATAAATTAAATGCAATATTCACTGCAACAAATTCGGTTAGAACAGTCCAACAAACATTTGCATCTAAAAGAGGAAATTTATTTGACCCAATTAGAGCGAGTGTGACATATCCACTTGGTGATATGGACTCAAATTCAATGAATTGTATTCAGAATTTGGACATATTTAAACAATTATATTTAGAATTATTCCAAGAGTTAACTTCTAAAATTTTAGAGGTTAACCCTGATAGTGTCCTTGAAAAATTATTAATTGAACCAAGTGAGGTTACTAACCTTGATTAACATAATATTATAAAAAAAACACATATTAAAATGGGAAAGAAAATAGCAATTACCGAATCACAACTTAAAAATGTTGTAAAATTAGTTGAGGACTATACTTGGGATGAAATGTTGAAAAACTACCAATCTAATAAAGAAAGTGAGATTTCAATGTCTCGTGATGATGCGTCTTTACTAACCAATTTAGCGATTAGATGGTGTGAGGGAAAGGACAATCTACCTGATTGTAAACACGTTATGAAACTACACTCCAAACATCAATTATTTATGTAAAAAATTAACCTCACAAATGTGAGGTTTTTTTTTGTTATTCAAGAATATATTTTATATTTGTATTTTAAATGAATATTATGAAAAATACAAGTAAAGTCCTCAAACTACTCTTAGTGATGGCGTCACCCGGATTGTTCATCATTTTTTACCCGAAAATCAATATGGATTTTGGATTGTTGATTTTTTTTGTTATATTTTTTACATCTGTTATTCACACCTTTAATTTCATAAAAAATGATTTACGTATCAATTGATATTGAGACATCTGGTCTTGACCACGAGAAACACAAAGTACTATCTATCGGTGCAATCATCGAAGATACCGAAAAGAAATTACCATATGAAGAATGTCCTAAGTTCAATGCGATAGTTCTTCAAAATGAAATCACTGGTTCACCACGAGCAATCACAATGAATAAAGAAATCATTTCAATGATTGGTGATTATCTTGAGGGTGATGATGAGGCAAGACAAAACTTTCAGACACATTCCGATTATAGTTTCTATGAATCAGATGATGTGGTTAAACAGTTTTACTATTGGTTAGAGACAAATGGTTTAGGTTATGGTTTAATGAATAGTGGACATTATGGTAAAGCTCAAGACGGTAAATGGTTACCATTAATTAATAGTGCAACCAAACCTATCACATTGAATGTTGCAGGTAAAAATTTCGGAACATTCGATAAACTATTCTTACAAGAATTACCTTGGTGGAAGAAGTTAATCAGAACTCGTCAAAGAGTATTAGACCCTGCAATCTTAATGGTTGATTGGGTGAATGATAAGTCATTACCAAACTTAACGGTTTGTAAAGAACGTGCAGGGGTTAAGGGTATTGTTACACATAACGCATTGGAAGATGCTTGGGATGTGATTGAAGTATTGAGAAAGTTTTATTAATAATGATATTAAAGAGGTATTGGTATAGTGGAGGATTTAATATTACGGCACCATTAAAATGTGGTACTCGATGGTTAGCTGACTATACAGAACCTTTAGGATTTTCAAAGTACGAATCACATTATGAACTTAGTAAATTGTATGTTGGTAAAGATAAAATAAACTATTTTCTTTATAGAGAACCAAGTGAACATTTCATAACCGCTTTACATACTGAAGTCCTAACATATGCTAGAGAAAAGAATTTAGAATCATTAAATTTAAAACCAATAGTTGATAGATTTAAAATAAACTATGGAGAACATTGGTCATTAAATTTATGGGAAAAATTGTACGAAGACATACCAAATATGGAGAGAAATTTTGATTTTGTTAATTTGAAAAACTTGTCAAAATTATTCAACAATAAGTTTCCACATAAAAAAGAGGAGTACGATTTTTTAAATAATAAATTACACTTAACAAAACCAGAATTATTAATTAAACTTAAAAAAGAATATCCAAATGAGTGGATATATTTTAATGAGATAATAAAAAAAGAAACAGTTATTATGAATAAAGTAATTTACCAATCAAAAAAAATGAATTATGGGTTGTGATATTCACGGATTTATTGAGTATCGTAGTAAGGACGATAAAAGAGACGAACCAATTTGGAATGCAGTTTCTGAGGAACTTAGTTTAGGTAGAAACTATAATGTGTTTGGTTATTTGACTGATGGTCAAGTTAGGTATAACCCTGAATTAGAATTTGGTGTGAGACCAAAAGGATTACCAAAAGGTAATCTAAGTTTTGAAGTTAGGGAAGCAAATGGGGATGATGAATATAATCATTCACACTCTTGGTTATCATTAAATGAATATGAAATGTTAATTGAGGAGATGTTAAAGAATGAAGATGAGGATGTGTTTGTGGGAACCGATTATCATCTTGTATTAGATATAATGAAATCATTGGATAATCGTGGTATGGTTCCTCGATTTGTCTTTTGGTTCGATAGTTAAAATTATTATATGTCATATATTATTGGAAAGAAATGTATTAATTGTTTGGATACCAGTTGCGTATCTGTTTGTCCTGTCGATGCTATCAATGGACCAATCCATATTGATAGAATAGCTTCGGAGATTTCTACAATGTCGAAGGAGGAATTGTTCGGTAAACAATTATACATAAATCCTGACACTTGTATTGATTGTGGTGCTTGTGAGCCTGAATGTCCCGTCGATGCGATATTCCCAACAGAAGAAGTTGCAGTTTCAATGGGAGACAAAGAATCGGTAATTACCAATTATGGATTTTATGGGATGACATATAAAAAATTCGAACAATAATTTGGAAATTCCAAATTTATTTAATATATTTTAATAAAACTTACTAACTATGAAAAACACATTTAAAAAAGTTTTCTCACAGAAAACGTCCTCACCGATTTTTGTTGGTTTCGGAACATTTGCAATTTTTACATTCATTGTATTTCCAGGACTAACAGCATCAAGTACAATTCTTAATATCTTATCAGGATTACTTGGTTTGTTTAGTTTAATGTTTCTATATTACTACATCAATATGGATAAGTTTGTCGATAATTTGATGAACATTGAACCGGGAGAAACCGAACTTGATTACATCAATCCTGATGAATTAAAACCAAAGAAAAAAAGAAACTCAAAACAATTCAATGGTATTAAAACTGATGAACCCTTTGTGAAAACCAGAAAGAAAAACAAACCTGAATTTCCAATAGAGCCTCATCGTACAACAATAAATAAAACAAAATAATATGGCGTCATTTGAAGAACGATACGCTTATCAAGAAAAACAGCGTGAACAATTAAAATTAGAACAACAATTAAAAAAACAAAAACTTATGAAGACAATTGGTGCGGGGGTATTAGGATTTTTTACATTAACATTTTTATTCTTCTCTTGTGAGAGAATTGACGCAGGACACGTTGGTGTCAAAGTAAATCAGTATGGGGATAACAAAGGAGTGGATGACGTAGTAGCAGTTACAGGTATGGTATTCTTCAATCCATTTACTACAGCAATTTATGAGTTCCCTACATTCATTCAACATAAAGAATATAAAGGAGAGAACTCGTTTGTGGTAAACAGTAAAGATGGTAGTGAGTTCAGCGTGTCACCGATTATGAACTATTCAGTTCAAAGAGATAAAGTACCTACAATTTTTAGTAAGTATCGTAGACCATTGGAAGACATTGAGGAAGGATTTTTAAAGACTGCGGTATACGATGCATTCAGATTAGCAACCAACAAGTACACTGCGGACGAATTGATTTCAAACAGAGCGGTGTTCGAAATTGAAGTTCGTAGATTATTGGACGGTCAACTATTAAAGGAGGGATTTGTAATTAATCAATTCACCTCTAATTTGATTTATCCTGAAACATTCAAGAAATCAATCGAAGCTAAGAACAACGCAGTTCAAGCAGCATTAAGAGCTGAGAATGAAGTTAAGACTGCGGAAGCACAAGCTAAGATTAAAGTAGCAACCGCTGAAGGTAACGCCCAAGCAATGTTGACATCGGCAAAAGCAGAGGCGGAATCAAATAGATTGAAACAAGCAACATTAACTCCATTGTTATTACAATTAGAGTACATTAATAAATGGGATGGTAAGTTACCGGTATATGGAACAGTACCTCAAATGTTTAAAAACGTTCAATAATGAAATTTATTAAGACAGACATCGATGGATGTTTTCTTATCACATACGAATCATTTCACGACGAAAGAGGATTCTTTTCAGTACCGTACAATAAAGAAGACTTTAATCGAAATGTTGGGTATGATGTTGAGTTCGTTCAGGATAATATGTCATATTCTCATTATGGGACCATTAGAGGACTTCATTTTCAAAAGGGGGAGTATGAACAGGCTAAGTTAGTAACGTGTACACAAGGACGTGTTTTGGACGTTGTAGTGGATATTAGAAAGGACTCCCCAACCTACGGTGAGGTTGTTAAGGTGGAGTTGGGTTGGTCTTTGAATAGACAACTCTTTGTTCCAAGGGGATGTGCTCACGGATTTTCGGTATTAAGTACTAATGCAATCTTTCAATATAAGGTTGACAATCAATACAATAAGGAGTCCGAAGGTGGAATTGTATATAACGACGAAACCTTAAAAATAGATTGGAAAATACCAGAAAATCAAAAAAGAATATCAGATAAGGATTTAGAATTACCAAGTTTTATATCTTTGTAGGGTATTTATAAAAATGTACAATATGGAAGATAAAGAATATGTTGGTGATTTAATCTTACTACGAGGGGTACCTGGTTCAGGAAAAACCACGGTGGGTGAGGTTATTTTGAGATGTGTAAGAGGTGATAATCCCGATGTTTTATCGGCGGATAACTTCTTTATGTCTGATAAAGGAATTTACAATTTCGATGGTTCAAAATTGAAAGAAGCACATAATGATTGTCTTTTGAAATGTGCTGAGAGAATGAAGAATGAATTCAGTAGAATAGTTGTGGCAAATACATTCACTGAGGAGTGGGAAATGGAAAAGTACTTTGAAATTGCTGAGAGATACAAATATCGTGTTCATACTCTTGTTGTAGAGAATCGTCACGGGGGTAATAATATACACGGAGTACCGGATGAAAAGGTTGAACAAATGAGAGACCGATTCAACGTTAAGTTATAATTTAATCCCCGATTTTTTCGGGGATTTTTTTTTGATATTTTGTAATATCAATAATAATATGTATTTTTACGTAAAAGAACTTACTAACAATGGGAACAAATTATTATCGAATTCCAACGGCGGAAGAGATGGAAAACAAAAAGACTAAACTAATTCATAGTGTTACTCATTTAGACATATCACCACCCAACATTGAATGTGGATTTAGAGTCGCAGTTGATGACCAATGGGGTTCAGAATCACCTTGGGACACATTTATTGACGGCACAAACATTCATTTAGGTAAACGAAGTAGTGGTTGGAAATTCTGTTGGAATTTTCACGATAACAAATACTACTCCAATAAAGAAGAACTACTTAAATTCATTCGAGATGGTCGTATTGTTGATGAATACGGAGAAGAGTTAGATGTGAATGAGTTTATTTTGATGGCGCTTAATTGGGGAGAACCTGATGGTTTAGTTGTTAATAAAGAATATCGAAAAAAAGAAAGGGCTAATGGAGCTGGTTCATTTTTTGACAACCCCAAGTATGATGATAAAATCATCGATGGATTAAGAGTTTCCTCATCAACTGATTTTTGTTAATATGATAAAGATAGATAACCATATAAAGGTTTGGATAACATCCGATACACACTATAACCATAGTAATATATGTCGCGGAACTACCAAATGGAGAATGCCTGATGGTTCGATACCAATTGCACAAACAAGAGATTTTGAAACTATCGATAAAATGAATTCTGCAATTGTAAATAATATCAATGAATTGGTTGGTCAAGATGATGTGTTAATACATTTGGGTGATTGGTCGTTTGGTGGATTTGAACAAATAGAAGAATTTTACAACAGATTAATCTGTAAGAATATTCATTTAGTTTTAGGTAATCACGACCATCACATCGATAGAAATCGAGATGATATCCGTAATAAATTTTTAAGTGTTAATTGGTTTGAACAATTCTCATATCAAGGTGAAACAATAGAAATGTGTCACTACCCAATATCATCGTGGAATGGACTCCGTAAGGGACGTGTTCATCTTCACGGACATTGTCACTTACCTAACCATAAAAAGTATAGCAATGGACGTAGAATGGATGTTGGTATGGACGGTAACCTTGAGTTCGCACCATATGATTTGAAGAAGGTATTGAACGATATGAAGAAAAGAGAAATAGGTTCTGAACTTGGTGCGGATGACCATCACACTGATGATATGTTAAACGTTGACAGATGAAATTAGAGACATTAGAAAAATATCACAAAGACGGGTTGTTACATAAACAGACTCACCCAACTCTCGATTTAACTATTTGGAATTATGGTCCAAGAGTTCAATACGAAAAGTTGTGGGACGATGTTACAATCCAATGTCGTGGATTGGTCACCAATTCAAAAGGTGATATTGTTGCACGACCATTTAAGAAATTCTTCAACTACGAAGAATATAAACCAGAAGATTTACCAAATGAATCTTTTGAGGTTTACGAAAAGATGGACGGTTCGTTAGGTATTCTTTTTTATTACGAGTATGAATTGAGTGACGAGAAAAGATATAACATATGGTTTAATAACAATTATGAAACAGGTATGGAAAGGTTCTTTGACCCAAACAACTTACCTGATTTTGATAACCCATATTATGAACCAACACCAAAAACAAAAGGTGAGTGGATAATGGCAACTCGTGGTTCATTCACATCATCACAATCTATTAAAGGAAAAGAACTTTTAGATAGATATGATTTTGAAAGATTACATAAGGGTTACACATATTTGTTTGAGATAATTTACAAAGAGAATAGAATAGTATGTGAATATGATTATGAAGATATTGTTCTTTTAGGGATGATTGAAACAAAATCAGGAAATGAAGTTGATGTTCATAACAGCAATGAAGATATTCGATTTCAAAATATGATTTCCAATATTGGATTTCGAGTTGTTATGTTATATAAAACTTGGGGAGAAGGTTATGATTTGTTGAAGGAGGAAATATCAAAGGATAGAGAGGGATATGTTGTTCGTTTCAAGAATGGTTTTCGTATGAAAATCAAAGGAGAAGAATACAAGCGACTTCATAGAATTTTAACCAATGTATCCAATCGAGACATATGGGAATATCTAAGAGCGGGTAAACCACTTGATGAAATATTAGATAAAGTACCGGATGAATTCTATGATTGGGTAAAGAGTGAGGAAAGTAAGTTCTTGGAAATGTATCGAATAACCGACACAATGTGTCAGTTAACATTTATGAACATTATTAAACCTGAAATGACAAGAAAAGAATCTGCATTGAAAATCAAAGAACAAAAATTAGATTTACAAGCACTTCTATTTAGAATGTTAGATAATAAAGATTACTCGGATTTGATTTGGAAAAATCTATATCCAAAATATTCAAAACCATTTAAAAAAGATGAATAAAAAGAAAATTTACTTATATCTTGATGATGTAAGAACACCAACAGAAGGTGATTGGAAAGTAGTAAGAAACTATGATGAGTTTGTTAGTCAAATAAGACTGAATGGTTTAGAGAACTATGAAGTTATATCATTGGACCACGACTTAGGTGAACTTTCAATGGTTGAATATTATACAAACGTAAAAAATAACTACACATTAAACTATGATAATATAGTTAATGAGAAAACTGGTTATGATTGTTGTAAGTGGTTAGTTGCTGAGAGTATGAATAAAAATATACCTCTACCACAAATTTATATTCACTCCGCAAATCCAATCGGTTCTGCAAATATGATGGGTTATATAAACAATTATTTTATGAATTGCAGATTACCTCAAACGTGTGTTAGAGTTCAGATTCCACATACAATTGATGAGACGCATATGTTATCACCTGAAGCAAGAAAGGCTAAATGGGATAGAACTAATAATATAAAATAATTTGTTATTTTAAAATAAAAATTGTATATTTTTATTAAAACCTTTTTATAATGTCAAAGATAAAAGAACTTAAAACTGATACACAAAATGTCTTAAATTTAATAGATGTTTTAGAGCTATTCAGTCCTGAAAAGAAATCAAAGTACACAGACACATTACTAAGATTGATGAGAAATACAAGTTCATTAGATGAACACATACTTGAAATTAAAACGTCATTGATTAGTAAATTTGATTTTATTCGAATGGAGGATTTGAATAATTTTTCCGACATTCAGGTTTTATTGATGTTTAGATTTCTTGATGCGTTCTTTAATTTTGAAGACTTAAGAAGTTTTAGAAAGTTTTGTGAATATAATGAGAGAGGTTTAATATCACAAAATGATTTAAGTAAGTATAAATCATTTGAAGATGTTTTAAATCAATTGAGTATGGCGGAAATGAAAGTCACCACAAAACAGATGGAAACTCAAATAGTTAAATTAATGGACACTGACGAGTGGCTAATTGTTAGACCATTAA